AGTCTGCAATCTACTATAATTCTGGTTGGTATGTATTAGACATGAGTGGCGGAGTGCTATCAACGGTAACTTCCGTTTCGTCCCTTCCGTTACTGCTAAATGGTAAGATATGGATTGGTGACGCAACCAACGCAGCAGTTGCACAAGCCCCAAGCGGTGATGTGTCAATGACAAATACGGGTGTCTTTACTTTGGTTGCATCAATCAATAAAGCGATTACGGGAATATGGTCGTTTGTTAGTGCAAAGTTCAGATTGTATAATTCGGCTTCCACATTTTACACATCAGTTGAAACTGTTGCAACTGCTAATAATGCATGGACTGTCCCGAATACTGGCAGTCAAACATTTGCTTCCGAAGCATACGCTGACGCAAAGGTTACAGATGCTATTGTTGATGCCGTTACAACTGTTGCGCCATCACAGAATGCGGTATTCGACGCTCTTGCATTAAAACAACCATTAGATTCTGATCTAACAACAATTGCTGGTCTTACACCAACAACGGATAATTTCATTCAATCTAAATCGGGAGCGTGGGCATCAAGAACCGTTGCTCAAGTTTATACTGATCTTCAGCCAAGCGTTAAAGATGATGTTTATTTTACATTCTATTGTTTGTATGGAGGCACGACACCATTGGCAGATTCGTCGGTTTGGCATTTTCTAAATTCTGGAATAAGTCCAACGGCTGCAAATACTGACACAAATAACGACTTCAACTTTGGTTATGCGGTCAATCTTATTGCTGCTACAATTATGACTTTTGGAAATACAACGGCTGGAACAAGTGAGAATGTTACTTTAGCATTACGCAACACAACTCAGGCTACAACAACTACAATAGGAACTTTCACTACCAATGGAGGAAGTGCGACAGTTGTTGCCAATACAACAATCACTGGACTCAACATCGCAATTGCCTCTTCTGATTTCTTTACTCTGAGAGTTACAAATCCAGTCTGGGTGACCAATCCAATTGCGGCAGTTTATCGTGTATTATTAACCTTCAAACGAGTATAATGAAGACCTACGAATATAAATTACAAGGCGACGGACGAGATTCTTGGATGTGCACCGAAAGAGATGATCTTGGTAATCTTCTAAATGAATACATGGTGTTTGAAGACCCAAATGCACCAGCACCAAATTCAACTCCATTTCTTGATTTTTTTGCCAATGCTACTCCTGAAGAAATTGAACATATCAAAAAAATACTTGGACTACTTTAATCGCATCTCTACGATGTAACACCCTTAACAAATGCCACACATAAATATTATGCAATTTTTAGGACACAACCCGTTAGTGGGTGCATCAATCGTTGTCAGCAATTTATTACTAGCTGCTGGAATACCACACGCGGAATTGCCCATAATTGTTATGCAACTATTTCAGATAGGGGCGTGGTCGGTTGCGATGGTTGCTGGAGCGTTCACGATATACGGAGTATGGAAAACACATCACGGCAAGAAATCTAAACGAAATGATACAACTAAAACTAATCCGTGACACATTTACGGACAATTGCACACTAGGTAAAATGTATGTAAACGGTGCATACTTCTGCGAAACGCTGGAGGACAAAGATCGCGGACTGAATCAGTCGTTGCCATTAGAGGAAAACAAACGCCTAAAGGTTAAGGGCGAAACGTGCATTCCATACGGTAAGTACAAGGGCATCGTGAATGTTTCACCAGCGAAGAAACGCGCTCTACCTAGATTGTTGGATGTTCCAGCGTTTCAGGGCATTTTGATACACAAAGGCAATACCAACGTAGATTCGCTTGGGTGTCTTTTGGTCGGGCGCAAACGTTCGATTGAATCAGTAATTCAATCAACAGTAATGGAGATTGAACTACTTAAACTTATGCCACTAGGCACTGAATTTGAAATCGAAATCGTAAAGGCATGAAAATATTCACAGTAGACAATTTGCGAAAGGTCGTAAAGGAACTGTACAACACGCTATCGAACAATACGTCGAGGCTTTCATCCAAACGGATCGAACGACTTGCATTTACGACTATCAGCATTGCGCTGGTTGTTTCGTGCCAAGTTTATCTAATCCGAAAGGGTACATTGACCTCAACCGATACCGTTATGTTGGCATCGGTTTTGTTGGTTGCTGGTGGTTACAATTTGGCTAAAGGTCAACAAGAGAAAAAAGATGAACAAAACTAGCGTAGGATTGATTGCGGTACTGATTGGGGTGATAGTATGGCTATCGCTTCAAAAGTCGTGTAGTGCGCCCGTATCAACGTCTAGCGAGGTTTGGCATCATCGTATTGATTCGCTACTCCAAACCATTGACGGGCGTGATACATTGCTGATCAGTCGGGACTCGGTTATTTACAGAACGACCAAGACGAAGGAACTTATTACGGAGTACCGCTACACGTCCGACACGGTTACGAAGATCATCCTATGCGATTCGATTGTGGTTGCTTGTGATTCTTTAGCGGACCAGTTCGTTCGTCAGGACTCCGTATTTCGGGAACAAGTTAGCGACCTGAAATTGGTTGTGATTACTCAAGATAGCGTGATTGTGGATCAGTCGGGAACGATTAAAAAACTCAAGCGCAACAATAGAATACTAATCGGGCTATCCGTTGCGCTCGGAGTTATTGCGGGGTTGAAATAAGCGTCATAAAGGTGCGGCAATCTTTGAGTTATCGGTCAGTGCTACCATTCCGCTTCGGTTTGACAGTTTTCTTTTTGACATCGTTAATGCAAAGCAATTCAATGTAGCTTTTGCGACTATGGTTTTGTGCTTCAACCTTCTCTTGGATAGCCTTTGCGACTTCCTCTGTAATGTTTATTTCTACTCTCATATTAAAAATGTATTTCAGTTCCTTCAATCATTACCCATCCTATATTTTCCTTTTGTTCCTGCTGAATGTAATAATCAGCTTTGTCGGTGTTGTGTGCATTACAGTGTTGGCACAATAAACTTTCTGCTTCGTTAAAAGTTTTTGAAGATGAGTAAATTCTCACTGCATCTATTTCGGTTAAATCTTCTTTGACATAACCAGCTTTGTAAATTGAATATCTTGTTTCCATTTTAAATATTTATACGACAAAGATACGTATTAATATCGTAACTACTAAATAAAGTTATTAACAAAATAAACCGCACCGAACCGATAACACGAGTTTGGCAAAATGGCTTTCCGACACACAAGCCAACGCACAAAAGCCACTTCGCCAAGCCCGAAAACGTTACCTGCTATGCTGTGACAACAACTCCGACAATTAAAAAATTGGCGTCTGCTTCTTCGAAGCAGTTGGATAGTGTCTCTCATAGACGTGTAGGTTGTTAACAAAGTGATAATACCAGCCTATTTCTGTTCCTAATTTATCAGAAACTAACTTCTGGAGCATACTAAAGCAATACTGATCATTGCAAAACCCATACCAGATGTCATTAGAACGCATTAGGACACTCATATTGAGTTTGCCATGTGTTATATTAAACACAATGTTAAGTGTGCAAGGAGTGTCCTTAGAATGAATTTCATGCTCTTTGCCATCGTAAATTGTTAAAACAGCCCTTCTTGATGATGGGTTTTTACTTAATTCACTGACAATAAACTCTATTTGCCTGTTCCTCATCCATTGGTAACCATAATTTGAATTTATAATGTTATCTCCATTATGCATGGTATCCCAAATCTTGGCTTGTTTTTTAATTTCAGAGACATCCCTGTCTCCGGAAAGATACCATTGCCATTCAAATTCAGCATAAGAATTTTTCCATTTACGAAAATCCGTTAAAATAAGGTTGTTCATTGGCTCATCAATATAAAATCCTATGTTCTGTAAGAATTTAGTATTGTCTAAATCAATTCCTTTTTCCATGATTTCATTATAGAAAAATTCAAATGCTTCTTGTGCTTTTTTAAATCTCATTTTTTACAAATGTCCCATTTGACATTTCCCCTTTTCGTTTATAAATAATTTGATAAGCAGAGTTAATGCAATCCTCTATTTTTAATCCTCTTAATTTAGCAAGATTTGTAAGAACAACTACACAATCTCCAATTGCATCAATTATCTCGGGTTCGTCATTTTTAAGAATAGCTTTTGATAATTCTCCGGCTTCTTCAAAAAGTTTTAAGCATTGAGTTTTTACATCCCCTTTTTCAAAGATTCCTTTTTCTTCAGCCCATTGTCTGATAGTTTCAAATTCGTTTTCTAAGTTCATAATTGTTTCGCGTTTTTAGGGTTAATTAAATACTTCTTTCCTGATTCAGATTGAAGTTTAAGATAGATAATACCTTTGTAAGAATATTCCTTTACAAATTTACCTTTAAGAGTTTGTTTGTTTCTTAATGTAAACTGAAACATTGTGTCAATTGCAATTTTTTTTACTTCTTTTTTCATTTGATTATTGTTTTTAATTGTTAGTAAATAAATCTGTTTGTTTTCTTTTTAATATCCAAATTGTATTCCTTGAATGTTCAGGAAAAAATGGAGCCATGATATTTGATATTAAATTTGAATCATAATATTCTTTTAGTGATTCAAACATTTTTACTTGCCAATCATTCATTTGTGGTTTGTAATCTTTGATGGATGAAAAGGTTCCAAATTTTTTTGATATATCAAAGTATTTTTGCAATAAAGTTTGAAGTTCAAAATGGTCAAATTCTTGAACTGATAAACCTCTTCCGTCTCCAGAATCATAGGTATGATTGCCAGCAGCACCTACAATTGGGTCAAAATTAGGTGTTGATAAGTAATATGTAGCATTTTCATTTCCACAATCAAGGAAGTTTTTGCAAAACTTATCTCCATTTTGTTTTCCAACATGCTCAAGAACTTCAAATGAACAAACCTTATCTGCTTTAAACTGATTAAAATCAGTTCCATTTGTAGGATTAACTAAGTCCTCGCAAATAAATTGAGCCCATTCAACATTAGAATACTTTTCTTTTGATGAAGCAATTGTCTTTGAACGAATATCAATTCCAATATACTTTTGTTGTTTGAATTTATTTCTGTAAAGAACCTCAAGCAAGTTTCCTTTGCCACATCCAAAATCAAGAATTACTTCGCCAATCTTTGCTTCTTTTAAAATATGTGTCCATCTTAAATAATGAGCAAATTGGTCTCTGTGAAATACATGCCTTTCGAAAGTAGTTTGAGGGTCAAGATCTGTAGTGTTGTATTTTTTTGTTTCCATGTTTATTTTGTTTTATTGTTTATGTAGTTATTCATTGCTCCAATATAAGCTACTGCGTCAAGAAGATTGTCTTCTTTATGATTAAATGATTCACGTGATAATTTCAATGCTATCATTGACTTATACATAAATGTCGCATCCAGAGTCTCCCCTGTCATTGCAGTTAGTATTTCTGCTGCGCGTTCCATTCCTTTATCAAAATCTCCATACATTCGTTCCTTTTCTTCCAAACGGTTGTTTACTATCTGATTTGCTTGTTCTAATATATTCATAGTGTTTTTTTATTTTTCTTCTAAAAATCGCAAATTTTTTAAAAACTTTATTTCACATAACAAGGGTTTTGCGTAATAGTCCTATCATGTGTCGTGGTTAATTTTAATTTTATACTAAGGACTACTACGCAAAGCCCCAATACATTAGTCGCCATTACGGGTTAATCATTTCAGGCTCGACTTCCCATTTAATCGTGTCGGGTTGTAGAAAGTCAACGTAGGGACGCATAACGCCTTGTAGCGTGTCTATTTCGATTCTACTCACATTGTCCGTCGCTATGTCATGACAACCGAATGAGGCGTAAATGATCGTAATGAACATGAAGCAGAACCATGTGGCGAAGAGTTTGTCGGAGGTGCTCATGCTATTTGGTTTTGGTTAGTTCGGATTTCAACTTATCAGCGTAGGCGTTCATCTTCTCTTTGAACACGTACCATCGCGATTCAGGAGACTTAGGAAAGCGATACGCATAAACCTTAGTCGTTTTGGATGTTTTTGTCATTTTGGTTAATTAAGTGAGTTAGTAACGCCCCTACTTCTTTCGTTTCAGAGCAACCTACTAAGTGAGTTTATTTGTTTATTTCAAAAACGTAACCTTCAGGAAACTTCTTGCGGCACTCCGTACCTACGCCCATGACCCAAGCATTAGCATATTCATTTTTATCAGAAGAAGGATATGCATTCCCTCCAAAAATTGAATTGATATAGAACTTTGCGTTTGGGATTGCTTTTCCGCAGCAAGGGCAATGATCTAATTTTTTTGAATCTGCATTGTCCCTATTTTTTTCAAACATATCATAATTTGATATTGTTGGAATGTCTATAATTCCTTGTGGCTCTGTTGTGGCGTTTGTCATTTTAGTAGGTTTTCAGGTTTGGCATTATTGCCGTTGCATTACCCTACAAATGTAAACACTATTTATGTTAACATCCTAATTTATTTTAATTTATTTTCGTGTGTAAGATTTTGGCATTGATTATCAAGCAGTTAGCTCATTTAGGTAAAAATAGTTAAGGTCAAATGTAAAAGGTGTTAACAGTTGCCGTATATTTGCTCTCAGATAACACAAACAAACTAAACAACCACGTTATGAAAATCACAACAAAAAAATTAAACGAATTAAATAAAAAATTATCTTTTTACAATTTAGAATTGTTATCAGATAAGTATTCAAAAAAAATTAAATGTTTTTGTACAACATTAAAACAAGACAAAGAACAGATTTACAATATGAACGCTATAAACTCTGAAATAAGAACCGCAAGTTGTTTGACAGATTTCACATATATGCCATATTTCAAGTAAAGTAAATTTTACAAAACAAACAAACAAACAAACAAACTAAACAACAACAACCACGATGAAAACGATTCAAACAGTTAAACAGTACAACGCTAAACAGATAGGAGCTGGAATGATGTTTCTAAATGCCGACGGCTCACAAACTAAAAGAGGCTTTGTAGTTACCATTAACGGAGATAGCAAACTTTGCAAAACAGTTCAAGAATGCGAAGCGACAACGGTAAGCGACTTTGACCGTAAAGATACATTGCCCTGTTATTCTCACGGAGGCTCAAATACAATAGAATCAGAACTAAATAACTAATCACACGTGGTTGTGTCGCCCTGAATAAAGTAGGGGCGTTACAACCACACAAAACCACAACCATGAACCATAAACATTTCAAACAGTCATTAAATGACTACGGCAGAAGTCTTATTGGGAAAAAGTGCCAATCTTCAATTGTTACCCAACTATCTAGCAATGGCAATAAGATTATGCAGAAGCCTAGCAAGATTGTAGGATATGAGATTAATTTGTATCTGAAAGAGCCGCAACTTATGCTCGTTCTTGACACTCCCCTTGACGGTGAAGTTGTTGTTTACGAAGAACTTTGCCTTAACATTAAGTAACCATAAAACCACAACCATGAAAACGAATTATCATGTAATAGCAAAAATGTACGATGGACGAGAAGTTACATACGACATAATTGCATCTTCAAAACAAGAGGCAGAAAAATATGTGATGGACAAAGAAGACGTAATAGAAGTAATTGAAATCTACAACTAAACAACCATGCCAACCTACTCAACCACACTAGACATCGAAGTATCAATAGGAATAGACGGGGACGAAGTTCTCGAATGCACCGTGCCAGTTTGCTGCGAACATTGGAACAACGGAGAAAACGATCCGCAAGAATACGATCAGGAGTCATCATTCCTAGTTGACCGCGACTTCGTAGAGCCTGAATGGTTTCACGTAAGATTCCGCGACATTGCACTAGCATTAGCAGAAGAAAAGTTTACTACATACATGGACAAATACGAAAACTAACATGAAAAAGAACAGAACATTTGAAGACCAAGCCCTCCACGATGTGAGAGAGGCGGTGAAAGCCCACCATGAGCGTAAAGGGCTGCAACTATCAACATCGGTTTACCCGATACTAACGCAACACCAATCCTACACAATTAGAGTCGTTCACAAACCATCCGATCAGATATGGCACTAAATGAATCACAAATGACCTTTAACAAATGGGTCGATTACCGGGAAGGATTACGCGAATATCTCGTATTTGATCGTTCTATGTGCGAAATGGACTTACTTAGAATAACGTATGAGATCGGA